TCCTCGCAAAGGTGTTATGACTCGTTACGCTAAGAAAATGGTTCGTCCTGACATGTACGGTCTCGTTATCGTTCGTGGATTATTGGGTGAGTCTGGATCCTAATTTAACGATCTTGAAAAAAAAAGACCCTCGAGCTTCGGTTCGGGGGTTTTCTATTTTTAGATACTATTTACTATGAAAACGGGCTCTAGCCCATGAACTTTATTGATATTTAAGGAGATTATATTATGGCTAAAGTTGGAAGAGCGGCAAGAGTCGCAAGTCGTCAAAGAGTAGAGGCTATTACCGCATCTAAAACTATTGCTTCGGCTGAAACTGGTGAGTTATATTTGATTAACAGCAATGCGGCTGCTATTGTAATTACATTGCCGTCATTGCAAGATGGTGCATATTTTAAATTTGTGATTGGTGATGAATTGGCCACTTTGGATTCAAAAGGAATTACAATTCAATCCGCTGCCTCTGGAACTGCAAATGGTGAACTGGTAGGTTCAAGTGTGACTCTTGTTGGCGGTGGAGCAGTTACGCATGGTACTCATCAACACGCAAAGAAGACCAATGGTCACCCACAATTTGAGATCGTAGGTGGTGGGTCTTCACAAAAGTTGTATGCTGGTTCTCATGTAGAAGTTTATTGCGATGGTACAACTTGGTATGTAAGCGCAGTACTAAGAGCCGATAACGTTGGTGTTCTTGGTAAGTTCCAAGGATCATAAGAGGTGATTAATGGGTCGTAGATCTAAAAGAAAAAAGCTTCTATTACGTAAACACCGTCTTTTGGGGATCGAGTTAGATCCCCAAGAGGCTCGTCGTGTAGGGCTTGGTCACATCATTGACCAACAAGAAAGAATTAAGGCAGAAGTTGCAGAAGCAATCGAAGAAGTTGTTGAAACAATTGAAGAGGTTGCAGAGACAGTTGAAGAGACAATTGAAGAAGCCGTTGAAGAGGTCAAAGAAGTCGCACAGAAGACTAAAAGGACCGCTAAGAAGGTAGCAAAGGTTGTTGAGGAAGCTGTTGAAGAAGCAATGGAAACTGCTGCTGATATAGTGGAAGAAGCCAAAGAGGCTGTTGAAGAAGTTAAAGTAAAAAAGACAACTCGCAGACGCTCTAGGAAATCTACTAAAAAGTAAAATAATTAAGTTTCATTTTAACCTCCTTTCCTCTGAATACCTTGGTGTTCGGAGGTTTACTTTTAATTAAACTATTTACAATGACGGAGGGTTTTATATGTCATTTCCTGATCTTACACCAACATCAACATTATCAGCTATTGTATTATCCGAAAAGGGAACAGAAGCCGATGTTGTCGAGTCATTAGCGATTGGTTTTTACACATCAGATGCTTTCTTATCAGGTGCTGCGGCACAGGTAGCATTCACATACAAGAGACTTGGTGGAGACGTTCTTGATATCGAGATCACAAACAAAAACGTCTATAATCACTACGAGGAAGCCTGTTTAGAGTATTCCTATATCGTGAACCTACATCAAGCACGAAACGCCTTAGGGAGCGCCCTAGGAGGCCCTACAGGGTCTTTTGATCACAAGGGCGAGGTATCTGGATCAGACTCGGTATCTCTTAAGTATCCCAAGTTTCAATTCGACTATGCCTTCAGAGCTGCGGATAAGTTTTCAACAGAAGCAATGGTTGGTGGTACTCAACCAATCTATTCAGCATCCTTTGATAGAGTCGTGGATCAACAAGACTATGACCTTCAGAATATCGTATCCAGCTCTCAGGATGGAACTCCTTGGGCCGGAATGGACAATAAAAGAATCAAGATCAGACAAGTATACTATGTGACTCCAAGACAAATGTGGAGATTCTATGGATATTACGGTGGTCTAAATGTTACTGGTGATATGCACAACTACGGACAGTATGCCGATGATTCATCATTTCAAGTAATACCGCCTTGGCAAAACAAGCTTCAAGCTATACAATATGAAGATCACTTGTACACAAGGACATCTCATTACTCATATGAATTAATTGACAATAGATTAATACTCTACCCACCACCAGACAGTGTTTCTCCAAAAAAGTTCTGGTTTAGATTTACTGTTGAAACTGGTAACGAAGCATTCACTACTGGTTCATATGATTCTGGTGTTGATGGAGTCAACAACATGAACACTATGCCTATGGAGAACATTCCTTTTAATAAAATTAACTCCATTGGTCAACAGTGGATTAGAAGGTTCGCTTTGGCGCTCTCTAAAGAGACTCTAGGGCAGGTTAGAGGTAAGTTTGGGGGTAGCATACCTATCCCTGGAGACACGGTCTCCTTGAACGCCTCAGACCTTCTAGGACAAGCTTCTAGCGAACAGCAGACATTAAGAGAAGAGCTCAACAAGCAACTTGATGAAATGCTCTATGCTAAGATTGCCGAGACAGATAAAGCAATGGTGGACAACATGGACGCAATCGTCTCAAAGACTCCGCTAAAGATTTTTGTGGGGTAATCTAGATGGGTAAATGGGAAAGACCAGCACAACCACCTGCGCCTTTATTTTTAGGTGAGAAAGAGAAGAACCTTGTAAAGCAGATCAACGATGAGATCATCGAGAGAGTTGTTGGTCAACAAGTCTTATATTTTCCCATCGACGTTGAGAACACAGAATTCCATCCACTATATGGAGAGGCAATAGAAAAGACCTTTCTGCATCCAATAAGAGTTTACGCTTTGGTTACCTACAATGGTGTTGAAACAGCAGACTTAGAAAACATCGCACTCGACAAGTCGACAAAAATTACCGTCAACTTCCACAAGAGAAGATTGACTGAAGATCAAAACCTATTTGTCCGAGAGGGTGACTTTGTAAGGTTTGGATCTATCTACTATGAGATAGTCAAGCTAAACGAGCCCAAGCTTCTCTTTGGACAACCAGAGAGCCGGTTTGAGATATCAGCTGACTGTATAAGAGCAAGAGACGGAGTATTCAATGCAGGCTAGTCAAGTTCCAGAAGTACCATCAACATTAGAGAATATAGACACTGCTGTGTTTAGGTTTGTAGATGAGACACTTAATGCCCACGTAAGAACGAATCAGGGCATCGAGAAGGTCAAGGTATTGTGGTTTGGCTCAGAAAGAGCTTATCAGATAAAAAACAACAAAGACTTGAGAGATAGCGTTGGCAAGTTAAGGCTTCCAATCATCACAGTCGCACGAACTGGTGTTTCAAAAGATGATGCTTTCAAAGGCGCAGTTCAATCGGAAGAGCTCGACAATAACAAGATTATGATAAAGAGAGTCATTAAACAAGACAAGACTCAAAACTTTAAGAACGCTGACCGACGTAGAGAGACCGGAGACAATACCGGACCTACTTCTTCAAAGAAAGTTGTCTACGAAACAATATCAATCCCAAGACCCGTATATGTGGCTTGCACATTTGAAGTATTTATCCGAACAGAATATCAACAACAAATGAATCAGATCTTACCTCTCCTTATTTCCGAGAGAAAAAGAAACTTCACCGTTCAAAATGGTGGATACAAATATGAAGCGTTTATCGACTCGGACTTTGGTACATCAAGCTCCGGTAACCTTGGGGAAGAAGAAAGAATATTCACAGCGAAAGCAACCATCAAGATCCTCGGCTACCTAACGGGTAATGACCATAATGACGACGAACCTTTCATTCAGAGAAAGGAGTCGGTAGTTGAGGTCAAGATCTCAAGAGAGCGTGTGATTGTTGGAGATAGTAAACCTTGGGATAAGTCGGGTGAGAAATTTAGAGATTTATGACTTTGGGCTTTTATTTAACTATTTACTAGGAAAATAATATTTTATTAGGAGTAAATTAATGCCTACCAAGTTTGACTTTGCGTCTCCCGGAATTGAGCTGAGAGAGATCGACCAATCACAAGTAACCCTAGTACCTGAAGAAGATGGATTGCTTCTCATCGGTAGATCTAGAAAAGGGCCCTCAATGAAACCTGTCAAGGTTAACAGTTTGGAAAACTTTATCGAAGTTTTTGGAAGACCAATGGATGGGGTTAAGAGCCAAGATCCATGGCGAGAAGGTAATACTGGTGCTCCTTCATATGCTGGCTATGCTGCTCAAGCCTATTTGGCTGCTGGAGTTGGCCCTGTTAAATTCCTTCGCTTAGCTGGAATTAAAGAAGCTGGTGCATCTTATGAAGCTGGTTGGAGTGTCCCTCAGAAGGATATTGCAACTCCAATCGCGTCTGAGGCCGCAGTTGAATCTGCCGTTGGTATCTTTGTAGCTCCAAATGAGCCTCTTGTTGGAACAACAGCGGCAACGCTTGTGGATGCCCTCAGATGTGGAACAGCCGGTGGAACTGGACAAATGGGCTCAGACGGTAATGTTGTCGAAATCTTAGTACCAACTGCTGCAGGAGGTACTGGTGTCGCCGTATCAATACTTATTAGCGCGGCTGCCTTCACTGTTGGGACCGTAACGACGAATCAAATCATCATCGATAGGGGAGCCAACAACAATG